ATTTATTATCAATTGAAGAAAGCAGTTTAACAGGAGAAATATAAAAAATAAAATTAAATTCTCCTATACACAAAATGTGATATGAAAATCATCATATTTGACTTTTATAACACAAAATGTGTATAGGAGAATCAATTTTTATAACACAAAATGTGTACTGCATAATAAAATTACACAACACAAAATGTGTATACTTCCAGAGTGTATAAAGAACTAAATAGTATAAAGAATAAAATAGTATAAAGAATAAAATAATATAAAGATATATTCATAATTGCTAAAGCAATCATTTTATGATTTATAAATAAAATTAGGAGGATAATTATGAAAGATGATAATAATAATTATCGTGTGATATATAAAAAATATTTAGCTGATGCTTTATCATTTTTAGGATTTAGATATTACAAATATAATGATGATAAAGGTACAGGATATTCATTTGTTAAATCAGATAAATTTATCAATGCTTTGAATGAGTTATTAGAATTAAAAAATAAATATAATAAATAAATGGAGGTTATAATTATGAGTGAGAATTTAGAGAAAAAAGAAAAAAGTTTTATTATTTTACCACATAGTTGTTATGATAGTAAGGATATAAGTAATGAAGAATTAACTATACTTGCTTTATTACATAGAAATTTTAATAATGCTACTTCAAGAAGTATATGTTCTATTAAAATGTTAATTGATTATATGCGTAAAGATAGCAGAATAGATAGAACAATAGTTAAAACTATTAAAGAAGCAATTAAATCTTTAATGAGTAAAAAATATAAATATAAATATAATGATATAAAAGATAAAAAAGATTATATCATAGAAGAATTTTATATTACTGAATTAAGAGATATTTATTATAATTTAATTACAATTGATGATATTAAAAATATAGATTTTATATTTTACATTGGATTAACTAAACCTAAAAATCAATTTATTCAGATTGATAATATTGATATTGATAAAATATTTGAACATATAAAAGGTGTAAGTTTAAATAAATTTGCTTTGGTTAGATATTATATTGCTTGTAGAAGAGTAATGCAAAATGAAGCAAATTTTGGATTTATTACTCAAAGTAAATTAAAATCATTAATAACTGATTCTAAAAGTATTCAAAGATATAATAAGATACTCCAAGATGATTTAAATTTAATTAGATATTGCAATGATTATCTTACTCCTGATAAACATTATTGTAGTACATTTGTTGGTTTATATGAGGATGAAAAATCATTTAATAGTCAAGTAAAATATATAGTTGATGCACAAGGATTAATACCAACAGATAAAACTAAATCTAATCAAAAGAGAAGTACAAAACAAAAGATTAATGGTTTAACTAAAAAAGAATTAGAAAATAATTTGCTCAAAGAAGAAATTGAAAAATTAAAAGCAGAAAACGAAAAATATAAAGAATTGCAATATAAAGAAAGCAAAAAGGATAAAAAGAAAAGAATAGAAAAAGAAGATGCAGAAATAGTTGAAGGTATTAATGATTTATATGGTGCTAATCAATATGAAGAAGAAGAAGAACAAATGAATCCTGATGATATTGTTCCTGAAAGTTTAAAAATAACTCAAGAATATTTACAAAAGCAAGAACAAAATGATGAATTAGATATTTGGGATAATGATGAAATTGATATTAATAGTATTTGGGGAGAAGAAAAAGTAGAAGCAAAAAAATGTATTATTTGCAAAGAATACTATACTGAAGTTACTGATGTAGATGATTGGTGTCAAAGTTGTATTGATGAAAATAGAATTGTCAAAAGGTATCGTGGAAAATTTTAAATAAAAAATAAAATGACGAAGGGATGATGATTATATTATGAAAAAAGAAAATAAAAATAATAATGTTTATATTATGTCTATTGAAGGTGCAGATTTATATGAGAATATGAATAGAGAGAATTATATTATTGATGAAAATGGTAAAATAGTCACAGAGAAAAAAGAATTACATACTTCATTTGTTGGTATGTTTCCTCATTCTTCAGAATTAGTAAAATTAAAGGAAACAGGACTTAAAACATTTGATAGCAAAAGATATAATAAAGTAATGACAAATGATATAATAAATGTGAAATTCAGGAAAGGTATTAAATCAGGAAAAGACATAGCAAAATCAATAAAAAAGAAAAATAAAGAGGATATTAGAATTGAATTCTTCAAAAGTAAAGATGATTGGGAAAGTATTAGTATTGACGATTTAAGAGAAAAATTATATGTAGATGGATTTGAATTAGAAATTGAAGGTAAAAAAGTAAGGTATACTGTTTACAAACGGAGTAGTGCAAAAAGTCGCACTTCTCAGGTACTTTTTATAAAGGAATCAATGAGATATGAAATGATTAAATGGGCAAGGTTAGGAATGAATTTAGATGATAGAGATGATTGTGATTTCCCTTCATTATTAGCCTATGAAAGTTTAGTTTCTTCAAGTGTAGATTATTTTATTAAAATTAATCCTGATAATATTCTTATTGTTGATGATGTTAAATCTATATTTCCTATTGATTGTAATGTAGTTGAGAAGGATGAAGAAGGTAAGTTAGTTAGTAATCCAGTAGATAACTATATGATGGAAAATGATATTTTTGATGGTGAAGGTTTGCTACAATTGGAATATTTTCCAGAAGGTAAAACAATGCAATTATTACGTCAACATATGGCAAAATGTTGTGCTTTTGCATGTGATATTCAAAAGTTTCTTAGAGATAATTGTCCTGATGATATTGATTTTGACACATGGAAAATAAATAATATGTTCAATGAACCAATGTTAGCTAGTGAAATACATATGATATTAACTCCTGCATCATTGAAAGCCTTAAAATTTTCTGATATAAAAGGTAGTAAACCTAAAATGTGGAAACATTGGAAAGAAAAAGTTAAAAAAGAAAATAATCAATTTGGTGTTGTTAAATATGATAAAGAATCAAAAAGAGGTAGAGATTATGAAGATAATATTTTACAACAGACTTCATACCAGATGCTAAACAGTATGCCTATCTCATATAGTGATATGAAAGATTTAAGTTTCTTTGAATGTGAATATGTAATGGAATTAAAAAATAATGATGATACATATATTGAATATTTAAAGCAAAATGCAAATAATATAAATTGCAACAATATGTTAGTTGATTTATATATGAAGAATAAGAATATAGTTAATTTAGATTTATTCAAAAACAAAAGAACAAAAGATATTCATAATTATGTAAATCACGTTAAAAAAGGTAAAATTAGACTGAATGGTGATTACTGTACAATCCTTGGAAACGGTAAGGAATTATTATATCATGCTATAAGACAACTACCAGTTGAAAAAGGTATCCTTAATTTTAAGGAATGGGAAAGTAAAATGATATTAAAGGATAATGAAATTTATACTACATTGCATGATTTTAATTGTGAATATGTTGGCTTTAGAAATCCACATACTGCTCAATCTAATGTATTGATAGTGAAAAATAAGAAAGTTAAATTCATTGAAGATTATTTTGTAATGAGTGATAATATCATTTATGTAAATTCTATAAACTTCCCTATTTGTCGAATCTTATCAGGTCAAGACCTTGATAGTGATAATTTAGTATTATTTTCCAATTGTAAATTATTAGAATTAGCAAGAAAATGTTACATAAAAAGTGATGAATCAAATTATCGTGTTTGTGTAAATAATGTAGCTAAATCTCCTGTACCATATGCAGTAAATTCTAGTGACCATGCTAAGATTGACAATATCCTTGCAAAATCACAATTCAATATAGGCACAGTAGTTAATTTAGGAGCACTATTTTTAAGTGAGTATTGGCATAGGATTAAAAATAAAAATAATAAAGACTTAGATAAGTTATTAAATTGTATAGATATTTGTACAATTTTGTCAGAGATATCTATAGATAGTGCTAAGAGGTTATATGATATTGATATATCAGAACAAATTAAATATTTATATGATAGTGGATTGTTACGCAAAGAAAAACCTGATTTCTTTAAATATGTATCACAAAATGAAAAAATAACTACTAAACATTATGATACAGCTATGGATTATTTGTTTGATGCAATGGATAATTTACCTGATGCAAAATGGAAAAATACTATCACTATGAATAATAGTAAACTTTTAAAAGATGTAGATACAAGTAAAGCAAAAGATAGACAAGTAAAAGGTATTATTGAAAATGTTGTAAAAATGTCAAATTCTATTAAAGCAATTGAAGCAACATATAAACTTATGGAAAAGTATAGTAAAATAGATAAGAAAGAAAAATATAATTCTATTGATGATGTTATATCTGATGGAATGTATCAAGTAAAAAAATACAAGGTTAAAATTGAAACAGTTGTAAAAATATTGCTAAGTGATGAATTTGAAGAATGTCAAAGAAAATTAGATTTATTAAATGCTCTTTACAAAGGACACAAAGAAAACTTTTTGCAAGCATTTAAATAATACCTGAAAAAAATTGGATATATTTACACATTGGTGGAAAAATATATCCAATAAAGTATTATTTTATAATGGTTTAGAGCATATGAAATTGATTCTTAAAAGGAATAGGAGAAAGGTGTAAGGGATTGTGTACACGTTTATTCCGTACAAAAGGCTATATGCTTAGTAGTAACACCTTTCTCAATAAATTTAAACAGGAGGAATTTAATATGATTAATAAGAAAATTGAAGAATTAAAAGGTAGGAATGATTTAAATGATAGTGAAAAGGGTTTTTTAGGTTTATTAGAAAAGTTTGTTTATTTTGATTGTGATTATGATAAAACAATTAGACATCATTTATTTAATACTTTAAAATTTAATCCTAATGAATTTACTGAGTATGAAATAAAGGAACAAGAATTTGAGTTGAAAAAACATATTCAAAAATTGCAAGGAATTATACCAGAAAAAATAGTATTTGATGAAGATTATTTTAAACCAGTTGAAAATAAAACTAAGAAAATAGATATGGTAAAATATTATCAAATTAAACATTATATGAATGATAAAGAATTAGAAATGTTTACAATTTTACGTGATTTTGATTTTGATTTTGAAAGGACAGTTAAATATTATTTTACTCATATGTTGAAAAAAGATTTAAATGAAATTTATCCTGGAACTATAGAAAAGTCTATTAATAAATTAAAAGAAGAATTTGATTTTTTAATAGGAGGATGATATGAAAATATTAGAATATTTTGGATTTGGCAAGAAGGATAAAATAATTGAAAAATTGAATCAAAAGCAAAAAGAATTAGAAGTATACATGTTAATTAACAATAATTGTATATTAGTTAATAATTATATTTTACAATCAATGATGAAAGATAATAGTAAAATATTGGAAGAACATGATAAGATAACAGAAATTTGTATAGAAGTAAAAAATAATATTGATAAATTAGTAGTAGAATGTCAAGAAACAAGAGAAATTAATGAAGATGAAAAATTTAACTTACAAATATTCAGAAAGAAATTAAATGGCAATATGACAGAAGAAGAAAAAGATAAAATGATGCAGGATTATAAGGATGGTAAGTGGTGAAATAAGCTAAAAATTAATTATTTTTAATTATGTCTATAAAGTATTAATATTAGTAGGTTTATAGTAGTTTTTGCTATGCGTAAAAATGCGAAATTTTAAGGCTAGATTAAGAGATAATTTTTAAAAGGTATAAGTTTAGGTAGAGATAATTTAAGTGTCTTATTTAGGCTTAAATTTGCGTTTAAAAGACCAGTGGAAAGGGTGGTTAGATTTAGCCATCCTGTAGCTGTGGAGAGGGTGGACAGATTTTGGCTAATTTAGAGGTAAATTTTAATCAAAAGTATTGTTATTGTTAGGTTTAAGAGAGGGGACTTTGCCGAGGAAAGGATGTGATATGAAAATTGTCACCTTGTGGGAATCAAGACATAGATTGTATTGATTGTTGTGGTAGAGAAGTATGTGATTTGAGTGAATTTTATGAAGGTATAGATGTTATTGAAGAATTGAAAATAGCATTGAAAGAAACAATGGGAATTGATATTGATGAATGGAAGAGTAGATTTGGATAGAAAAGAAAAAATAATTGTTGACAACTAATTATTCAAATGTTATTATTGAAATAATAAAACTAATTGAAAAGGTGGTTGACAATATGAAAATTGAAAAAGTTAAAATTGTAGTGACAGAATGTAATTTAGAATTTTACATGAGCAAAAGAAGAGCGAATGACATAGACAACGTATTGAGAAGAATTAGAACATATAGACCATGTGTAGACTTGCATAATATAGAAATTAAAATTAGTGAAGTATATTAAGCTACTCCTAAGAGTAGTTTTTTCTTTTTCTCAATCAAGAAAATAAATATAATAATCTATCAAAATATATGTTGACATTGTTTTAAGTATGTAGTAAGATAAGATTAATAAAATAATTAATTGAGAAAAGGAGAATGAATTATGAAAAATTGGTTAAATAAAAACAATCCAGAAGGTAGAATTTTTGAAGATGAAACAGTTTATTTGGTAAAAAATATTAATCTTACTGATGAAGAAGTGGTGGAAGTTGAAAAAACTTTAAAAACTGCTCTTTTCGTTGAAGAAGAAATTTCAATTATGGATGATGCTGATATTTTAGGAATTATTAAGAATTATACTAAGAACAGTGTAGATGCAAGAATCTTAGGTATTAATGAAAATATATTTGAATATGATTTTTTTGCGGATGATATAGTTATATTCTCTATTGAAGATATTTTAGAAGTTAGAAGAGTGCAAGATTTTCTTATAGAACGTGGCAATAGTATTACGGAGGAAAATTAAATGAAACATTTAGATATGAAAAAATTTGATGTACCTTTTTTATCTCCTGAAATGATGAAAATAAAAATGCAGGTTGAAGAAATTAAATCAAATAAAAGAAGTTTTATATTATTTTTAAGTACAAGTTTAATATTATGTGGGATTTATATAGCTACTCTTTAATGAGTAGTTTTTTTATGTGTTTTTTTTGCAAAAAGTCAATAATATCTCATTGTAAGTATATCACAAAATATAAGAATGTCAATAGGATGGAGGAAAATAAAATAAAAATTTGTTCATATGACCAAGCAACAAAAATAACAGGTTATTCAGTATTCAATAATAAAGAATTAGTTACATTTGGTAAATTAGAAGTTAATGAAGAATTAAACTACATAAAAAGAATTAAGTTAATGAGTGAATTAATCAAACAAAGTATCATACTACATAAACCTGAAATAGTGTTGTTTGAGGATACACAATATCAAAATAATGTTTTAACATTAAAGCAATTATGTCAACTTCAAGGTTCTATTATAAACATTCTACATGAATTTGAATTAAAATTTTTTATAATCGAACCTACTAAATGGCGAAGTGGATTAGGTATTAAAGGGCGTAAACGTAAAGAACAAAAATTTAACACTCAATTAAAAGTTAAAGAATTATATGGAATTGAAGTAAGTGAAGATGAAGCTGATGCTATTGCGTTGGCTTCTTTTTATTTGCAGAGGGAGGAATAAATGAGCATACAACATAATTTTGCTGATTCGATAAAGGTAGGTAAAAAAGGTGAAAATATAGTTTATGATTGGCTAATGAGTAGAGAAAGTGTTAAAAATGTGATTGATGTGTCAGATGATAGAGATTATCAGAAAAAAGATATTGATTATATTGTACAATTTCATAAAGGGAAGAATGTCAGTATTGAAATAAAGTGTGACACTTACTATCACACAGGAAATTTTTTCTTGGAACTTATTTCTAATGATAATAAAGGTACAGAAGGATGTTTGATTTATACTGAAGCTGATTACTTGTTTTATTTTTTTGATAAAGTTAATATTTTATATATTATTCCTGTGAAGGAGTTACAGCAATGGATTAGTGAAAATAAAGATAGTGGTAGATTTAGGAAGAAAAAATGTGGAAATTATATTAATGGTAGATATGTTTATTCTTCAGTTGGATTGTTAGTTAATAGAGATACTTTGTGTGAAGAGATAAATGAAATGGGTGAACGTGTTTTAGTTAGAAATATATAATAGAAAGGTAATATAAATATGATTATAAGATTCATTAAGAATTTCATATGGTTTTGGAAAGAATCATTTAGTTTTATGGAAGGATATAACAAATTATATATTACATATGGTTGTATTATAAAAGTTATACCTTTTTGCATTGAACAAGAAAAATGGTATAGGACAGAGGATAAATTGAAGGCTTATTGTGAAATGAATAGGATTATGTATTTTTAAATTAAATAGAAAAGGGAGATATAATTATGAAATATCAAACAGGATGGAAGATTAATATGTTAGAGAATAATAAACAAGCATTAGAAAAAGAAATTGAAGAGTTGAAAGCAAGATTAAATGAATATGAAAAAATTAAAAGAAAACATGAACATAGATTATTTTGTAAAAGTTCAGAATATGTTTGTGATAATAAATTTAAAAGTTGTTCTTATGATGGTGTTATAGATTATATCATTGATGATGTTGTAAAATTTAAAGAATATAATGATATATGGGAAAAAGAATATAATAAATTGAAAGAAATTATTAATAAAATTGACAAGAGAGTACCTATTGAAAAGGTATTAGATTTGCTTGATGCTTATGAAAATATTAATGATAATTTAATGAAAGATAATTCAATATTAATAAAAGATAATACAAAGTTAATAGAAAAGATTAAAGAATATGAAAATTGTGCTAGTCAAGAAGTAGTATTATGTAGTGGTAATAGTATAGAAGATTTAATGAATTTTGTTAACGGAGTTTGTATTGATAGTGATAAAGAAATTGTAATTACTAAAAATAAACATGAAGTAATAGAAGCATATGATTTAGATGAAATGTTATATTTACTTATGAATAGTAAGAAGTTTAGGATTGAATTGGATGATTTTGGTTGTAATGAAATGGCAGGATTTTTAAAAACAATTTATGATTGTAGTTTGGATGATAAAGTTAAAATTGTTTTTGAACCAGATATGAGTGATTTGAAAAGTGAAATAGAAGATAATGTTGAATATCTTACAAATAAAAGGATTGAAGAAGTATTGAATAATTATTTTACATCTATGAATTCAAAATTTAAAAAGGAATAGATATTAAATAGAAGTAGGTGCTGCTTTAATTAGTGCCTACTTTTTATTGGAGGTAAGTGAATAGGATTTATCATATGGTAGTTTGACGTAAAAATGTAGTGTGATATGGGTAAATGTAAGGTAAAAATTAGGGTAAAATTAAGGTAATATTTTAACGCTTTACTATGCTAAAGGATATGTAGTATTGAATACTATGTGATGTAGAAATTAATGCTAAATAGTTATAATATAAGGGTTTTGTAAGTTTATAAAGGAAGGTGAAAAATATTTGAGATGGGAAAGTTAACAAGAATTAGCAGTGAACGTGAACCAACTGCCGCAGTTTTGAGAATTTTGAAAGTTTTACAAAATCCTGACAATTATGGTAAATCTACTGTAGAAAAGGCAAAATTGGCACAAGTTAGTAGAACTTATTTATATGAAGTACAGGAAAGACCAGAATTTCAACAGTTAATGACTAAAACTTCATTAGATATGATAAGAGAAGAAATATTCCCTATTATAAAGGCTGTTGTTAAAAAAGCAAAAGAAGGCAGTTATAATCATGCAAAAATGTGTATAGACATGGCAATGCCAGGAGTTTTAGCTTCTAATAAAAATATCAATGTTACTGTCCATCAAGGTATTGAGAAACATTTAAAAGAGTGGCAAGAATATCAGGAATATATGAAAAGTATGGGTGAAGAAGTTACTGATATTGATGTTGAATATTCTATAGAAGATGATTAAGTTTGAATAAAATTTTCGTTTGGTTATGTTATTCTATCTATAGAAATACTATGTGAATTACGCTGAGATAATAGTATTTATATAATAGTAAGCATAAGTTCCGAATAATCCAGCGAAAATTATACCAAAAACCTTGTACCTATGATTCTATAAGGGTTTGTTGGTAGTTGTCTAGTTTACATAATATTTATTATCGGAACATGTTCTAGTTCCATATGATTATTAGTTTCGCTGATAAGATTCAGTTATGATTGAACGGGTAAGTTTATAGTTACACAAGGCTAGGGTTGTGAATACACATTGTACTTTTGTGACTGTTAAGGACACTTGATACTTGGATATTTCACACCTGAATACTTAGATATGAATAGTATTTTCGATTGTCTAATAAATAGTTAATAGTAAATACTTGGATACTTGACAGCCAATTTGTAGAAAGTTTGGGAAGAATTAGTATGCGTTTATGTAAGGAAATGGTAAATTTGGAAGAAATTGGAAATAATTTTATCTAAGAATGTCTAAGTTTATCCAAGTATGGGGGCATCCCATACGCACCCCCCACACCCCTAAATATAATATATGACCATTAGACTGCATATATAAAATTGCCAATATACTCTAAACCATTGATTTTACTATGTTTTTAACACTAAGTGTAATATAACCTAAAATAAATATATAGGAGAGAATTAATAACATGAATAAATCAGACTTAGCTACAATACCACAAAGAGAAGAATCACCATTAGAATCAATTATATCAAAATTAATCACATGTGCATATAACACCACAGATTCTATAAATAATTTAATTGCAACATTAGAATCACCTAAGAATTCACCAATAGATGACGCAATATCAACACAACCAAATCCTGTAACTTTAACTGAAAAACTTGAAATTATATATTCTGTTTTTGCTAGAAATGATGATAATATAATTCATTTAAATTCAAAGCTAAGAGATATATTAGGTGATGAAAAAATATTATAGGAGTTGCTATAATGTCTACTAAAATAAGTGAATTAAGCAAACATACAATCAAAAAACAACGTAAAAAGAAGCAACGTGAATATCTCTTAGAAGAGAAAAGAAAAAGAGGTGAACGTATAAAATTTAAAAATGACTATTAAAAAATCAGAACAAAAGAAACTTAAAGTAACTAAAACAGAGCAACGCAAAGGTATAACTAAAGAAGATATTATTCAAAGAGCAGTAATAGATTTTCCTTTTTATGCTTATAAAAATCTTAAAATTCGTACAGTAGAAGGTAAATTACTTAAATTTAAATTAAATAAAATTCAAGTAAAATTAGATAAAACAATTGAAAAACAAAGAGCATTAAATAAACCAGTTAGATTAGTTATTTTAAAAGCTAGACAAGAAGGAGTATCAACATATACAGAAGGTAAATTTTTTCAATTAACTTCAACACAACCAAATATTAAAACTGTAATTATGGCACATATTGAAGATTCAACAACTCTTCTTTTTAATATGTCTAAATTATTTCTTGATGAATTACCAACCGAAGTAATACCAATGGTAAAATCAAATAATAAACAAGAATTGTTATTTGAAAATCCTACCAATGATATTAATACAAAGAAAGAAAATCCAGGCTTAAAATCAAATATGCGTATGATTACAGCAAAAGGTAAATCTGCTGGTAGAGGTGGTACAATTCAATATCTTCATATATCTGAATTAGCTTTTATGCCATCTCCTAAAGAAACAATGCTAGGTGTAATGCAATCAGTACCAAATACATCTAATTCAATTGTTATCGTCGAAAGTACAGCAAATGGTATAGGTGATTATTTTTATGAATTATATACCAATGCTAAAAAAGGATTAAACGATTTTATACCTATATTTTTCGCTTGGTTTGAACATGAAGATTATCAAATTCCATTAGAGGAAGGTGAAAAATTAGAATTAACTGATGAAGAAATTGAACTTCAGTTAGCATATAATTTATCTCCAGAACAAATTAAATGGCGTAGATGGAGTATTAGAAACAATTGTAATGGTGATGAAGAACTATTTAAACAAGAGTATCCATCTAATGATAATGAAGCATTTTTATCTTCGGGTAGACCTGTATTTAATCATAATAAATGTGAATATTACAAAAATAATAAATGTAAAATTCCATTAAAAAAAGGTAATTTAATTGAAGTAAATAAAAGAGTACAATTTAATTCTAGTAAAAAAGGTTATCTATCTATATGGGAATTTCCTATAGATGGACAAGAATATATTATTTCAGTAGATACTGCTGAAGGTTTAAAACATGGTGACTATTCATGTGCAGATGTTTTAAATAGACGTACAAAAGAACAAGCTGCACAATTTCATGGACATATAGACCCTGATTTATTTGCTAAAGAAATAGAAATGTTAGCTAGATTTTACAATCGTGCATTAGTTGTTCCAGAATTGAACAATACTTCTGGTGGTAGTTTCTTATCCTCACTTAAACCAATTTATAAAAACATCTATAAACGCAAAGAAAATGTTGATTCCGTAACGAATAAAACTATTCAAGAATATGGTTGGCGTACTATGCAAAACAATAGAAAATTAATTATTGATAATCTTATTCGTATGTTTAGAGATGATTTAATTAAAATAAATTGCAAAGAAACAATAGAAGAATTTATTACATTTGTTTATGATGATAAAGGAAAACCACAAGCACAATCAATGGAACATGATGACAGAGTTATGTCGCTTGCTATAAATGCTTATGTAGATTCACAAAAATACTATAATCCAGATGAAGCAAATGAAATAGATGATTATGAAGAATATAGACCAGTTAATTCAAGGACAGGCTATTAGAAGGGAGGTTTAAATCATAGCAAAACCTAATCAAAAAAATTTAAATAAATATATGAATAGAATTATATTATCAGAACAAAATGTAGTTAATAATTACAAAGATAAATGGGAAAGATTCTATCAAATGTATAATAACTATGTTGATGCTATTATTGACCCTGCAACACAAAAACAAATAACAACTACTAGCAATATTTCTATTCCGTATGCTTATATTCAAGTAGCGACAATTTTGCCGAGGTTAGTAGAAACATTATTTTCTGCAAGACCTTATATCACAGTGAAGGATAGGGAAGTTAACGACTACAATTTTGCAACAAATAATCAAGTTTTATTAGATTATCAAATGAATGAGCGAATGAATTTACGTTCTAAGTTTGCAGAAGGATTAAAAACTTTATGTATATATGGAACAACTATCGCTTATACAGGATGGAAGTATGATACAAGAAATATAATTAAAAAACAATTAGTTGATATTATTGATGAAGAAACTAATCAGCCATTTGTTGATGAAGTTACTAGACAACCAATTCAAAGATATCAACCTGTTAAAACTAAAGAAATTCTATATGATGACCCTGATGTATATTTTGTTGATTTGTTAAATTTCTTTGTAGACCCATATGCAGAAGATATTGATACAGCAAGATGGTGTGGACATATCACATATGAAACAAAATCAGAAATACAAAAGAAACATGATAGTGAAATATATGTTGTTGATTGGAAAAAAATAACTTCTTCTAATTCATATAATAAACCTAAACAAGAAAGAATGGCATCTATAGGAATTGCTATAAATAATTCTTCTCCAAATTCTGAAGATGATTTATATGAAGTTATTCACTATTGGGAAGATAATAGACATGTAATTATTATTGAAAGAAGTTATATAGCAAAAGATGAAGAAAATCCATACTGGCATAAAAAGAAACCATATGATATGTCAAGATATGACTCAATCCCAGGTGAATTTTATGGCAAAGGTGTTATGGATAGAATTGAACCTTTAATTGATGAATTAAACACATATAGAAATATGCGAATTGACTATGCTGCTATGTCAAATCGTAGAATGTTTAAATATAAAAAAGGTTCAGGTATAAGTAAAAAAGATTTGACATGGCGTCCAAATGGTTTAATTCCTGTAAATGAGATGGATGATATAGAAGAAATTGGCGTTCAAAATGTATCACCTCAAATGTTTAATCAAGAAGAAACGGTGAAACAGGATATCATGGATGCAACCGGGGCTCAATCAGTGATAATGGGAACATCTTCCAGAGATACAGCAACAGGTACAATGACTAAAGATTCAAATGCTTCAATTAGATTTAAAGAAATTATTACTTCTATTGAAAAAGATTTACTAGTTAATATTGCTAGAAAGATGATGCAATTAAATCAACAATTTTTAGATACTGAAAGAGTATTAAGAATTTCTAATATTAAAGGTGATGATTGGGTAAATATTAATCCAGACGAAATACAAGGAGAATTTGATTGTATTGCAATGGGTTCAAGTGTAGAACCATTGGCTAATAAAGAAGCATATAAACAGAGACTTCTTCAATTATATCAAGTTGCAAATAGTGACCCAATATTCCAAGCATTTCCTAATAAGAAATTATATCTTATGAAATTAATATTCCAATCATTTGATATGCAAAATATTGATGATATTCTTCCTACTGAAGAAGAAATAAAAGCAAAGCAAATGCAAACAGCAACACCTAATGAACAAACTTTACCTGAAAATACTTTACCTCAAAATAATATGAATATACCACCAGATTTACTTAATCAATTAATGGGTATGCAAAATACTGAAAACTTTTCAGCAAATGCAAGTGGTGGATTAAATCGTTCAATTATGGAAGGACAAGGTTTGTTACCTGAATAGGAGGAATTACATGGAATACGGTAAAGAAGATAAATATAATATTTCCAATATGCTTGAAAATGATGGATGGAAGTTAATGGAAAAATATATTAATCAGATGAAAGATTATTATATGAATGAATTAGCTACATGTAAATTAGAAAATATAATATTTAATCGTGCAAAATTAGAAGCATATAAAAGTATTATAGAACAAATTAATTTTATTTTAGATTCTGAAGATTAACTACATAGTTAATATATATAAAAAATAATAGGAGGTTTATATTATGAGTTTTTTAGGATTAGGAGAACCTATAACCGATGTTACTACTTCCCCTACTGGACAAGAAGTATTTAGTAACATGGCAGGTGATTCTCAATCTAATGCAAGTGCAAGTGAAGAAGTAGAAGTTAATAATGACCAACAATTTCAAGATGATGAAACTGGTCAGGAAGAACAAGATAATTCTACTGAAGAGGAAGTAGAAGTAGAAGATAATTCTACTACTGATGAAAAATTAGCTGGTAAATTTAAAAGTGTTGATGATTTAGTTAAAGGTTATAAGAATCTTGAAAAAGCATTTCATCAATCAAGACAACCACAACAGCAACAACAAAATAATAGTCAACAACCAGTTAAATCACAACAAGAAGTATCAGATGCTATTTTTCAAGCTATGACTGAAGACCCTGCATCTGTAATTCAATATTTTGTACAACAGGCTTTAGCACCAATTCAACAAGAAAAAGCAGACATGCAATTGCAAAATAATTTACAAGAATTATCTAAAGATTATTCTGAAATTTCTGATGAAAAAGGTTTGACTGATATGTTTATTAAGGCAAAAGAAATTGCTTTTGAATTAGGTAATCCTAATTTATCAGAATCTAAACGTATATTAAAAATGGCTTGCCAAGAATTATATCCTAAGTCAACATCTAAACTTGTAAAACAAGTAAAGAATGAAACACAAAAAGAAATACTTGAAAATATGAAAAGTAAGCAAAGTGTAAATACAAATAACAATATGAAACAATCAAAACAGAATAATGGTAGTAAAACACCAGAAGAATTGATTATTGAAGGAATATTCAATGCTGGTAGAAAAAATATATTTTAAAAATAAAAAATAAAAATTATAGGGGGAATAT